GTATAGCATCACGCATTTCATCTAGGTCAACAGGCTTGAGCCATGTCTTAGCGATGTTCTGCAGGTAACGCTCTACAGTTTCACCCCATGTTTCACGGCGTCCTTCATCGTCTAGCCATCGTGCATAGCGGCTGGTTGCGATGAAGGTCTGGTAGTCACTCGGTAGATAATTGTTTTTCATATTTTATTCTCCTTATACTAAGTCAGATAGGTCAGGCTTCCAGTAGTTTGACCCCTTTAATACTTTGCCATCAGGCCGCTTCACTGGCTTACCTTGCGGCCCTAGCTTGGACATATTGGATGCGTGTACTCTGCGTACAGCTTCATCTAAGTCCCACCCATAGGTAGCTGCATAACCATATGTAACGTACACTAAGTCAGCTAACTCTTTGAGTAACTCTAGTGGGCCATCTGCATCACGTACTTCACTGTATTCCTCTTTGAGTAGCAGCCAACGTAATCCTTCTAGCTTTCTACTGTAGCCGTATTTCTCATCAAGAGGGTGATCCATAGCTATTGCAAACGCTTTTACCATGTCAAGAGGTGTATAGTCTTTAAGGCGGTTAACCGTATCCTCTCTGTCGTACTCAGAGAAAGCATCTATGTCATCTTGTGTTATCATCCGTGTTCCCTCACGTTAATGTTATATATTGTAACGTCATCTATATCAAAGACTAAGTTCTCAAGTAAGTCCCTGATGTCTTCATTGTGATGTACATCATGAGAAGAAAGTATGTTGTTTTCTTCATCTACTTCAACAACAAATGTAGCACTAAACTTCCTAGTCTTTGCCATCTTCTTCTACCTCTTTGATTAGACGGTCTAAGTACCACCGTGCCTTCTTCAAGTCTTCTAGTCCATTCTTGTAAGGCCAACGCCATAGATACTTGAAACAGTTTTGCCAACAGTAGGACTCATGAGGGTTCACATAAGAGCCTTCTGACATAGCCTTCATAGCATCAATACATTCAATACTAGCTTTGTTATAGTGTGGTGGGTGATCTACTACATCTACTATAGAAGCAACGCCTTGTTCTTTCCACTTAGCCATATCAACAACTGCCCTTTGTTTTAGTGAACTTATTTATCTTTAGTATATTACCCTCTGAGGTGTAGCTAGGGGCTACATCTAGCTCATCATCATCATAGTCACCCTCAATTATCTCATCTATCTTGTCTTGTACTTTGTCCCTTAACTCTGTTATTAAATCAGACTCTTCATCCATAGCTAGTTCAAACAGAGCGTTCATAGTTAGTGCAACATTTAGTGCTACGTCTAAGTCTTCATCATCCATTGTGTTTTCATCTGACTTATAAATACAAGTCTCTATACGTCCCTCCCCTAAAGGTTTTATTAGTATAGCTACTTCCTCTATACCTAACTTGTGAGACATTAATCTTTCCTTTTTGTTTTGAGAGTAACAACCTTGTCCGTAACACACGAACCCGGTAATGTCAACCATTCATTTGGTATCAACCTATGAGCATACAGGAAGTCATTCTTCTCGCACCAATCGCCATAGGTAGTCTTGGAGCCTTTGTATAGTTTGCCCTTGGAGTTACTAAAGACAAACCTTATGTCTAACTCAGGGTGCTGCTTCCTTACTTGTATATGCTTGTGCCTATCTTCACTGTCAAAGATACCTTTTGTTTCAATAAAGATACCATTGTCTAACTGAAAGTCAGGCGTGTAAGTGCGGTAGCGTAAGTCCTCCCATTCTATTTTGACTAACTCATACCTTACCTTTTTCTGGCACTCAGACAAAACAAGAGCAGTCTGTTTTTCAAGACCACTCCTGTACTTGGCTTTAAGGTGTTGCCTTTTAGGTTTAGGCATCCTCTTCTTCTGGGATAGTCTCATCTTCTAGTGCCTGTTTAAGTTTGTCTACTAAAAGAATACCCATGTTAGACACACTAGATAATTGAAACTCTAGCTGTCGCTTCATTGTTGCGCTATATTGTATCTCTGTTAACAAAGAAAGCTGTGTTTCGTTAAAGTCTTCTGAGTCGTATTCAATATCGTTTAGTGTCACTTTAGCCATTTACATTTTCCTCTTTCAGTTTAGTGTAGTGCACCATAGGTGCGGTTAGTTTACCTTGATAGGTTCTTGATGGTAGTTCTTGATAGTCAGGCCAACAAGCTTTCTTGAATGAACAGAAGCTACACTCTCTGCATAACGTTCTATTGCCTGATTCCTTCTTACGGTAAGTCTCTGGAACATCTGTGTACTGACGCTCAAGTGGCTCATCGTTCTCTAGGTAGTCATAGGTATCACGCATCTTATCTAAGACTACATCAACGTCTACGTGCTTGGCTGAGACGTACTTGTGATGGCCGTTAGCTTTGTTGACTACCCACCATCCCCCAACCTTCTTACCTGCTGCTGTAGCGTAGCCTACAAGCTGTGCTACGTAGCCGAAAGGATCACTGGCTTGTAGGGTTTCAAGGTCAACAAACTTTTTAGTGTAGGAGTAATCAGATGCAGACTTGATGTCATCTACTCTGCCTTCCATAACTAAGTCATACTCCCCTCTGATTGGGCGTCTGCCACCACCTAAGTCTAAGTTCACAACATCGTTGTCTTTAAACTTGACACCTGCTGTACGCAGTATACCTTTGAATACCGCCTCAACTATATCACCTAGCATCATGTTCATCATGAACTGTTCAGGTAACGGTGCCTTCTCTTCTGGTCTATTCTTTTCAAACCATAGTTGACATATAGGGCGTCCAATGTTTGACATTCTAAGTTTGAACTTATCACGTGGACCCCCGTTGAACTGCTTGTCTAAGCCTTCTTTGACATCAGAGGCAACCTTATCAATGATTGCCTCCGACATACTGGACTTGCCTAGAGTAGCATCCCGCATCAACTTCTTAATAGGAAGTTCAGCGACATGGTTCATATCCATATTAGTATGGAGCCTCCTCTACTTGTACGATAGCATCAAGCACATCAGGTGAGATAGCTACATCAGGCTTGTTTAACTTCTTCCACTCGCTAAGAATGTAATCATTAGAGTTGTCTATGTAGTCAACAAAAGAACGAAGTGTATCTTGATCATCGTCCTTCATAGATACCTTAGACCCCAGTGATGCCACCACAGTAGCGTAACTATTAGTAGACATCTTTTCTTTCTTAGATGTAAGCTTGATAGTATGCTCAATAGGTAACAGCTTCTTAGCGGTTATCTCCTGTAGTGCAGCGTCCATAGACTTCTTGCTTTGGAAGTTCTTAACGTAATACACAAAGTCAATCTCACCCTCGTAGCCTTGCATAGGATTGCCTTTAGCATCAAAAGGTTTGTTCATTGATACCTTACCAAACAATACTTTAGAGTTCTTCACACTGCTTTGACGGGCCTTGTAGTCTTCATCTAAAGCAGCCCATTCTTCTGGTGTCCTGTACTTACTATCTCGGCCTAGATTAAACGTACCCCTACTATCCTTCAAGTCACCCTTCAGTTTAGTAACCATGACTGTGCTGTGTGATCTACCTATGTCAGTGTCGAACTGCGTCCACTGCTGCCGCTGTGCAAATAAACGGATGGATACAGATCGACTATACACCTCGTTACCTTCACCATCTTTGAGCTTGTATGCTCCAAGTGGTACTACAACCTTCTCTTCTACCTCGTCATCGACAACATGTTCAACCATGATAGGTGCTTGCACCTGATTCAACATGGGTATCTTTGGTGCAGAAGAAGTAGAGGAATCCATTTCTCCGAAACCCATTGCCGCTGCCAAGTCTGATCCAGCGAAGTTAGTACTCAACTCATTGCTCATTATATATCCTTTCTGAGCTTTAAACGAACCGTAGTTATACTACTATACATCAACAGTGTCAAGCCAATTCGGTCCTATCTTGGCCTCTAAAAGTAAGGGTACATTCATTTCTACCCCATAGTATCTGTTGATGATTGCATCTAGGTTTTCATTAACATCGTCAATAACACCTAGCACCTCCTTCTCTTCTTGTGGGTGTATGTCTATCACCGCTGAGTCATGAACACTGTTCACCAGCCGTGATTGTAAACCTTTGAGCCTGTTATCTATCTCAAGTAGTACAACAGGTACAACATCACCAGTAGCAAACCCTTGCACTGGATAGTTCTTAATCCTAGTAAAGTTAGTAGGTGTGCCATTGGCTCTGCGATGTGTGCCGGGAAATGCATACTGCCTACCTGACACATTGGTTATCTTCTGTAGTCGTATAGCCTCACTGCCTAGCTTCTTGTGCCACTCACCTATACCCTCATACTTATCAAGGAAGTGGTGGTAGTATGCAGCTTCAGCCTTAGTCCTACCAAATCCTGTCGCACCAAACAGAGGGGCGAAGGTGTGTTCCTTGGCAGCTTGCCTAGTCGTAGGTTGCCCTGCATCACTAATGATCTGTGCCGTATAAGAGTGTACATCAAAGCCTGTGTTGATCTCCTCCATAGCTACAGGGTCTTGTGATAAGAACGCTGCAGCCCTAAACTCTAGCTGTGCAAAGTCAGCTTCCATAACCTTACCACCCTCCCATCGTGATATAAACACACGCTTCACTGGGAACGTCCCACCTCTAGGCATGTTCTGCATGTTAGGCTCACGTCCAGAGAACCTGCCAGTAGACGTAATGTGTTGCGTTAATGACACATGTAGTATATCATCTGGCTTAGTGTAAGTATCAATGCCATCAACAAAGCTTGACAGATAACTAGATACAGCATTGAGACGCTTCAAGTCCTCAAGAAACTTAACAGCCACGTCCATGTTGTTATCTATCGCCGTAGCCCTAAGAATATCTAGTACGTCTTTTCCTGTAGAGAAGCCACTAGCACTAACCCAAGAAGCATTAGGAGGGAAGAACCCAAACCCAGCCATACGAGATTGCTTCTTAAGTTGGTAGCCTCTGGCGTCACAGTCTTTACACTTGTTGGGTCTAGCATACTTACTACCGTCCTTTCTTATCTTATATGTTTGAGAACTGCCCTCACATGTGGGACAAGTGAACGCCTCAGTGCGATACAAAAGATCACTGTTAGCATTGATTATCTCCTTTAGTTCACTTAACTTCTTGCAGTTATCAAATAGATTAGGCCAGTCATCTTTTGAGTGAGGCTTACGACTAAAGATTACCTGAGACATCTGCTCTGGACTATTCAAGTTAACAGGTGTGTCACCCATAACCTCACGTACTTGCATCTGCAAGCGTGATTGTATAGCACCACGTTCCTCTTCGTATTCCTTACGCACTGCATCAAGAGCCTTGCGATCTACCTTCATACCTGTCTGCTTCATGCGAGTAAGTAACTTACATACATCAAACGTAATGTCTCTCACTTTGATAAGACTTGCTGACTCAGGTGATGCAAAGTCTGCAACCTGTGCGTGAAACAGTGCAGCCGTAGTGTTGCAATCAGCCTCAAGATAAAAAGTCAATTCTGATAATGGTATCTCATCTGTATTGTACCCATCCTTAAAGTACTTCTTTAGGGTGTCATCCTTTTGGAACTCAAGGTTTCTACGGATAGCTGTATTACCTAGAGACATAGATATCTTTTTAGCTACACCATTGGGTGTGATCTCTAGGTTATTTCCTCTGAGTAATATACTCTCAGCTAACATGGTATCCCATATGGCACCATCGTACTTAAAGCCGCACTCCCACAGCCAAGCCAAGTCATGCTGTGCGTTGTGCATAATGAGCAGGGTAGTGTGATCTAGTATCTTCTGGATACGTCTAGCTTCAACCCCTGACTGATCAACGTATTCTTTGTGCTGAAGATCAAACGTTAGAGCCTCATTACCATCATCTACATCACGCACACCCACATTAACTAAGAAGTTGTCAGGCTCCCAAGGGTCTAGGAATAACTTGTTGTTCCTCTTCTGTGTGGTATTCTCCACGTCTAATACAAACCGCATTGTAATCCTTTCTCTAGGCTAGATACTGTGATCTTGCCCCGTCTAACTCGCAGTGGACAACCCCGTGCCACCCACCCTTTAGCTTGTTCTTAGCTACATTGATATGACGTTGGTTATCCTCATCGTCACCCTCAGTAACTTGGTTCTTAGCTATCAACAACATGAGGTCTGCCTCTGCTGCCTTGCCTGTCTTACTACCTTCCAGCATAGACTGATCAAGGTATACTTTATCTTGTGCATCAGCAGACAACTGACTCATCCATATGATAGCACAGTTATACTTCTTAGCTATGTTACGAGCATGGATAGCAGCAGCCTTTAGGTACACGTCTGACTTGTCACTGCTCTTTACAGCAAACTTATCACCCATGTCAAGTACAACTATGTCTGGTTTGCTATGCTTAATGATGTTCTCTACCCAACCTAAGTCTTTACCTGTGCTATCAAACATGC